AAACGGCATGATTGTTAAGAAACCTAATAGTAATGCTCCAGATTGGGTTAAAGCCAAGGTTTCTATAAAGCTTGATGACTTCAAAGGTTGGATCGGCGGATTTGTTAAAGCCAACCCTGATGACGAATGGATCAACATCGACATCAAAGAATCACAAAAGGGTACATGGTACGCCGAACGTGATGCCTGGAAGCCTGAGAAAAAGGCTTCAGCACCCGCAGCCAAGGCAGATGACGATATTCCTTGGTAACATTAACCGCCGCTACGTGACTCCTTGTGGCGGCACTTTTGCCCAGACCCCAAGCTCTGGGTTTTTTTTGAGGTAAAACTATGTCTGACAAATACGTTTACTGGCGCGAACTGGGCGATATGTTCAAAGCCTACACCGCACCAAAACTCTGCCGCGTTCTGGATGCCAACGGTATACCCTACCGGATGGACGCCAAAAACAAGCCAATGGTGGAGCGGGTACACGTTGACTCTACTGCTGCCGACACCCCTAGCGCGGTTGATGCAATGGAAAATATCGAAACGCTAATTGAAGAGTTCCCTACCAGCGTTACGATCCAGTCGGAGTGATATTTCCTAATTGTTGATGGTACCTCACGTTTTCCAGGTGTTGTGCCATCACTTCCGCTTTTGATTGGCCGTGATACTCAACCGCCAGCCTCATATCTAACAGGGCGGTATTCAGGCTTTTAGTCTGGAAACCGTCACCTTCCTGTTTGTAGATTGAGGCTAGTACCCTTCCGAACTTCCCACGCTTATCTATGTAAGTCCTGAGCATCACTGTACTGCCCTCTGGCAGTTCGTTTTTCAAGTAATCTTTGGCTAGGTTGCCGAGTGCTTTTGTCTCTACAGTGCCGCCTCGCGTCTCTGCGGTGTCGATAGCGAACAGCCTGACACTTTGCTTCAGCATAACGCTGAACCCTAAGTCTATAAGGCAAACTACACTGTCGCCGTCGATTATTCGGGATATTTGGGCCTTATAGGTATACATAATGGCCTCCAGGTGAAGGGCAGCAATTTCATCTAACAGGGGCTGCCAAGACCTGCCAACTGGTGAGGGAATCACCACAGATGCGTAGAAGTATGGCCCAAAATAGGTATGCTTCGCAATCGTTGTGAAATGTGGCTGTTTTTAACCTTTACGCCGTGAAAATGAAAAATTGCCGCCAGCGAGTTAATGCCTAAGCACAGATTAAATTTATATCGGATACAGCCAAGCCGATTAAGGACGCGGCAAAATCAAACTATCAAATAGATTCCCATTCCTAAAGCCAGAAAACACAAAACTCCAGAAACAAAGCGAACCATCCCTAATAGCGCCTTCTCTGTTGCGTTGCTATACATCGCCGTGATCCGACCAGTGGTAGTCCGCTTGATCTACCTCCTCCTCAAGCACCGAAAATATAAATTCCTCTGATAGATCAGAAGTGATATTAACTGACCCAATGCTTGCCAAGGTTGTAGTCACTTTTACAAGCTCTATAGTGTGTGGCTCACATTCTGAACCCGCATTTAATCTCCAGTGAATTTGAACAGGCAGGCAAGCCCACTCTGCCTGAAGCTCATAATGAGTAACGTGCATACGGTCATATAAACTAGCTACGCCCATATCACACCCCCTTTAGGTCTTCATACAAAGACTCTAAAAGCGCCAGACCGATGTCTATACCCTGTTCTTTGCCCTTACAAAACGACCTGGCAGCGCCTTCTGTGGACTTCTGGACATCTAGCAGCGCAGTCATATGGGAGGCTTGTAGTCTCCTGATACGCTCATTGGTGAGTTTCAGCGCCTCAAATTTTGTTTGTGAAGTACTCATATTTCATCATCCTCAACATAACAGCCGCCAATAATCACTCCAAAATCATCCAATATAAAAGATTCACCATTGTTGATTACTTCTTTTGGATCGAATGTATATGTAAGCGTATCCGCCAATTCGCATAGATGTTCTTCTGTGATTCCAAACCGGTAATGTCCTGCAGCGTTATACCAGTCAACTTTTTGGCCTAATTTTTTTTGAACAAAAGGGCCGGAAAACCAAAGCATATAAGTATTCATTGCTTCACCCCCTGTAGTTGATCGGCAATAATGCCAATGTCTCGAATTGCCATGCCGACAGTATCGGATGGGTTGCGAACCTTACTAAGCCATTTTTGGGCAGCCTCCAAAGAAGCTATTCCCTCCGTAATTCTGAACTGATTTAACTTCGCTATGTCTTCAGGCGCTATAACGGGGCTTGATTCGTAATCAGTAAGCTTTGCGGGCAGTTTTTTCTCTTTAATCAGTTCCGCGATATCCTTGGCCCTCCAGAAACGCTTCCCCCCAATTTTTACAGGCTCCGGAAAGATGCCCTGCTTCACCCAGCGCCAGATAGTTACCTCATTGACGCTAAAGATAGGCGGATGCTTGCGGTTTTTGTTTCTAGTAAATGACAGATCCTGAATATTAAACATCTGCATTGATCCTAGGCTCAAATCGTAAACATTTGCATTATCCGCTACTGGATTAAGTGGCTTTTCCTGAACGTCTGGGAACAACTGCCGCGCAATCGTCCGAACGTCTCCGGCGTGGACTAAATCCAGGCTTTTGAATGTGTCGTGTATGTGTTCGTAGACTACCTGTGCCTCTGACTTGCAAAGCCAAGGCGCAGACTTTGAGACGTATTGAAGTGAATAAACGGTCATAACTCTTTTCCCCTTGTTTAGTTGATGGGATAATTCCCGCAATGCCCCCCAATGAGGGGCATTACGTGAAGCATCCTGGTGCGTGATATTTAGCAGTATTTTTTGACTAGGTAATCCGCTAAATAATCAAAACACTTAATCGGCAGCCCTTCACGCGTGCAGACGCGCAAACATTCCTCGCGCCATTCCCTAGCAGTCAAACCCTTGTCAAATAGTGTCGCTTCAAGTTCTACCTGAAGGCGCCCCAAAGTAATTGCATATTCGTTCATGATTAACCCCTCACCATTGATATTGCTCGTTTGATAACGTCAGGCTCTAAAAACCCGAATTGCTTGAACTTGCATTGGCCTATCCGCGCGTCTAGCGTGACAATCTTTTCCTTAAGATAAAGATCCGCGACATCTGACGCGAAATCTCCCGCGCCATACATTTGCAAAATGTCTATCAGATTTTGATACGCCAATTCTTGGCGCGTCATAATGTCAGAATATTCACTCATTACTTATTCCCCTTACCAAATGACGCTGATTTTGTAGGCGAAACGATGGCTAGGCCTCTCGCCGGTTTGTTCTTCAATTATGTCCGCGATTGCGTCCGCGATCATTTGATCGGTCTGTCCGGTCAACTCATCGCTGAAAATGTCGCATTGCGTGTAATCGCTTTCCGCTACTTTTACCCATTCATTCATTACTTATCCCCTTGCGTGTTGTCTACAACCATTGCTAGGAATACTGCGAGAGACAGGGAAAGCAAGCCCAAGCCCCAGAGTATATTGGTGGCGTTCATGGTGTACGCGCCGTGTACGGTCAAGCCTGAGCCAGTAAACAGATAGGTGGCGAGCAAGAACTCATAGGTTCGGAACTTGGTTTGTGCGTTCATGGTTTCCCCTTGTTTGTTGTGCCAGTGTTGGCACCTGAAAACCCCAGCGGCCGAACCGGTCTGGGGCATTGCATGATGGTTTCCCCTTATCTGTTGGATGGCTCAATTTCTTCGCCGGTAAGTTCTATTTCTGAACCGCCATCAAAAACCCAGTTTTCCCAATGCCAATCACCAATGCGTGGCTTTAGCAAATCATAGCTTTCGGGCAAGACTTTGATGGCGTCCACTGTGCCGTATGATATGGGATCGCAGAGGGTAAACTTTACGCGTTGCAAACTAACTTCATGCCGATCGCACATAAACTCACATGGTCTGTTAAAAATGTAGACTTGTTCGCCGTTATGAGTCTGGCCGTCCACTGGCTCGTAGGTAGCGCCTCCGCTGAGTTCGTTCTTCATTATCGTGTCCCCTTGGTTGTGTTGGTGTTACTGCCCAGAAAACCCGCGCGGCGTCATCCGGTGCGGGTTGTGGGTATAGGTGCGTTTAGGCTTCTAAAAAGTCGAGCAGGTTATGGCGCTTTTCCCATTCACTACGCTCACCAATCTTGCAACCGTTATCCCATCGGCCAGCTTCAAAATCCCAATAGCAACCGCTAATGCAGCGCTGGATCGCGTACCCCTTTTCAAAGTCGCGGGCTATCGGCCGTTCATTGGTTTGGTTCATTAGATACTGGTACATCAGTCCAGCCTCTTCGCGTGTCTCATAAGTTCTCATTTTGTACCCCTTTGGTTTGTTGATTGGTGTCAGTGCTGTTGTGCATCTGATGAGTACTATATTACCAGTATTGCAAAGTTTGTAAAAGATTATGTTTTCATAAGAACATTGTCTATTTATTACTTTTTGTGTGGGGTATCGGTTGGCTTTAGTGGGTACTATATCCACCCTCACATTTCTACTTTCTCCGTTCCACTTTGACACCCGGCACCATCGGGGTTCTGTTTTAGAACCCGGGAGGTTCTACTTTGGAACCCAGTCCGTGCCAGTTTGGAACTTAGTCCGTGCCGTTTTAGAGCTCGCTGGCAGTCCGTTCTGGATTGGAACTGACCCCCCGGCCCCCCTAGTCGCAACTTGTTATTATTATTGTACCCACCCACCCACAAAAAAAGCGGAAACTGGGGGGTATTGCATTCCTCAGATACTTGTATAGGATAGGGAGGGAAAGGCGGGCTTAACAGGAAGTAAAATTTATGAACCCTAAAAGCTACTTTGTTCTTATTGGGCCAACTGAAGCCCAAGAAGAAGATGGTCTTGCCTCTAGCGACATGCATCTGTTTCCCGATTACAAAAGCGCCATGACCTGTTTAAACGAAGAAGTGAAAAGACAAGAACAGGGCGAGCGTTTGTGGGTGCGATTAAATAAATGCGAGCATCTGCACGATAAAAATGGCAGGTGGTACGACGATAAAGAAAGCGTTCTAGTGACTGTATATGTATAGGAGATAGAAATGAAAGAACATACGGTTGAGTACAAGTCCATTGACTATTATTCGATGTGCGAAAAGTCAAAGGCAAAAATCAAGGCTATGCAGGATGCTGGCTTTTCTACGCCTTATGATGCTAAATCTTCACCTGAAGAGACTGAGATACCCAAGATGGGTGGTTATTCCGTCATTATGATGGGTAAGTAATGCAGCCACCTACGCTGGCGGTTCGTTTTGTTGTCAGTGATAGGTTGCGCAGGGCGATTAACTTCCATTACGGCAAACCGGGCAAGGCTAGTCGCAGGGAAGTAAAGAGTTGGCTTTGGCAGTATGGGCATTCAAGGGATGATGAGATATTGTCTGATTTATACCTTGAAGAAGAAAATATGATGGGTAAGTGAAGGAGATAAATCATGGCTGCACCAGCAATAATCATGGCTTTTATCAGCAGGAAGGGATTCCAAAAGGCCATAGAGAAGTATGGCAAAGCAGCCGTCAGGAAGGCTCAACAAGCAAGCAAAAAGGTTGATGACGCGCTAGATAAGGCCCAAGGCGTAAAACCAAGCACCCCCGGTAGACGAACTGATAGTGCAATAATTGGAAAAAACAGGGTCAAAGCTGCAATGCGTGGTGCAAAGGCACAAGGCGGAGCAGTAGGTGCTGTTGGTGGGTATGCTGCCGGCGCAGGCAACAAATCAGATTATTCTGCTGCTAATGTGGATTTATCTGGCGGCAAGGGATCTTTGCCATTAGCTGACATGAGTCAAAGCATTGACGCAAGAGGTGACGATAAAGGTATGCGTTACTTCCAAGGCGGTAAAGAAGTTAGACTGCCAAAGTAAGTGGATGACTGCCCTGTTCAGAGCGATGTAGAGTCTGCGATAGACTTTACCTGGGAGTTATTATTCTTATCGCCTTGGGAACTGGTGTATATTGGCATCCCTATGTCCGTGCTGGCGTTTTATGTATTAACAATCTACGCCATCTTTAAAGCGATACAAAAGAAGTATTCGTAAGTACTTACTAACCTTGGAGGCCGCATGGATACTGATCCTAGCGATAACCTTGAAGAAAAACCCAAACGCCGTGGTGGCCCTACCAAGGCTGAAATAGACAGCAAAAGTGCCAAACGGCACAATTCTGCCGGTGGCAGGAAGAAAATAGGCCGTCCCAAGGGTGATGCCGGGATTATCAACGAATACAAAGCCCGTATGCTGGCTTCCCCCAAGTCCCGTAAGGTCTTGGACTCTATTTTCAATGCCGCGATGGATGATGAACACAAGAATCAGGCTGCGGCGTGGAAGCTGGTCATGGATCGAATTTTACCTGTAGCCGCATTTGAAAAAGATATTGTCCAGAATGGGGGCAAATCCGCCATTCAGATTAATATTACGGGTGTCGGTTCTGTTTCGGAACCCACTGTAGAGCCTACAACCATCAATCAGACTACTATTGACGGCGATTCCGGTGAAATACTTCAAGATTGAAGAGTTTAACTGCCAAGAAACCGGCAATAACGAAATGGATGGCTTATTTCTTGAAATGCTCGACCAATTACGGGAAAGGTGTGGTTTTCCCTTTACGATTACCTCGGGCTATCGCGATCCTAAACACTCAATAGAAGCTAAAAAAGAAAAGCCGGGTACACATACTCAGGGTATTGCTGCGGATATTTACACTGTTTTTGGCGCTGAACGTCATATTATCCTTGCAAACGCCTTTGATATGGGTTTTGGTGGTGTTGGCATTGCTAAAACCTTTATTCATGTGGATAGCAGGGACACAACCCCTGTGGTCTGGACGTATTAATGACCCCTGAACAGCTAAATGCATGGCGAATAGTCCCAAGATTGCTAATGTTTGCAATGATTGCCATGACTTACCGCACTGTAGAGTGGTTTATGTCCTTGCCTGACCCTAATCCTGAGCAGGCTGCACTAGTTTCGGTCATGACAGGGGCCTTAACTGGTGCGTTCGGTCTATTTTTGGGCAAAAAAGAATAATGGAACAGCTTGTTTTAGATGCTTGTTGTGGTAGCAAGATGATGTGGTTTGACAAGGACGATAATCGGGCTGTGTTTGCTGATTGCCGAAATAAAGTAATGAGCATAGATCACCTTCCATCTCAGCAGGGAAGGTCACCCAAGGCAGTTCAGCCTGACCTTACACACGACTTTCGTGACATGGATTTTCCTGATGAGTCATTTCATCATGTGGTATTTGACCCGCCCCATGTCAGGGGGATATCAATGAAATCCGTAACAGGGTTTTCGTATGGCTCATTGGACAAGAATTGCTGGCAAGATGATTTAAGAAGGGGTTTTGCTGAATGTTTTAGAGTTTTAAAGCCTAATGGCACATTGATATTTAAATGGAATGAAGTTGATATTCCATTAAAAGAGATATTGGCTTTGACCCCCGAAAAACCTTTGTACGGGCATCGTAGCGGCAAAAAGGCGAACACCCATTGGGTGTGTTTTATTAAGCATGGCTGACCTAAACGTCAGTCTTTTGTCATGGCAGCAAGATGTTTTTGCTGATCCTACCCGCTTTAAAGTAGTTGCCGCAGGCAGGCGTACCGGCAAGTCCCGATTAGCCGCTTGGTTGTTGATTATCAATGGCCTTCAAGCCGATAAGGGCCATGTCTTCTATGTAGCCCCGACTCAGGGGCAGGCCCGCGACATTATGTGGCAAACCCTCATGGAATTGGGCCATCCTGTCATTGCTGGCTCTCATATCAATAATCTTCAGATCAAACTAGTTAACGGGGCCACGATTAGCCTGAAAGGTGCTGATAGACCCGAAACAATGCGCGGTGTCTCTCTGAAATACCTAGTCATGGACGAATACGCCGATATGAAGCCCGATGTCTGGGAGCAAATCCTCAGACCTGCCTTGACCGATCAAAAGGGTGAGGCGTTGTTTATCGGAACCCCGATGGGTCGTAATCATTTCTACGAACTGTATAAGTATGCTGAGCTAGGTGATGATGAAACCTACAAGTCGTGGCACTTTACGAGTTACGATAATTCTGTTCTGGATTCTGGCGAAATTGACATTGCCAAGAAATCCATGTCTAGTTACGCCTTCAGACAAGAGTTTATGGCTTCATTTGAAGCTAGAGGCTCTGAGATGTTTAAAGAAGAGTGGGTTAGGTTTGGCGAAAGCCCAGAAGAGGGCGATTACTATATTGCCGTTGACCTGGCTGGCTTTGAGGATGTCAACAAGAAGCGAACCAAGAATACAAAACTGGACGATACTGCGATTGCAGTTGCAAAGGTGAATGAAAATGGCTGGTTTGTGGAAAACATTATCTACGGTCGCTGGGGCCTTGATGAGACGGCTACGAAGATCTTTCAGGCCGTCCGTGACTATCGACCCGTCAGTGTCGGCATCGAAAAAGGAATCGCCAAACAAGCAGTAATGTCGCCGCTTTTAGACTTGATGAAGCGGTATGGTACGTTTTTTAGGGTTGAGGAATTAACGCACGGAAACAAAAAGAAGACTGACAGGGTAATGTGGGCGTTACAGGGAAGGTTTGAAAACGGCTATATCACTCTGAATCAAGGCGAATGGAATGTTAAGTTCCTTGATCAGTTGTTTCAGTTTCCAGATGTATTGACGCATGATGACCTGATTGATGCGTTGGCGTACATAGATCAGTTGGCTGAAGTAGCCTACGACTATGAATATGAAATCGAAGACCACGAAATCTTGGATGTGGTAGCGGGATACTAAAATGGCAGATGACTATAGCCCAGACCCCCTCATGGCAGAGCAGTCCATTGAATCGTGGGTTATTAACAAATGTGATGATTGGCGTGATTATTACGAGTCCAATTATGAAGACCGCTTTGATGAGTACTACAGACTCTGGCGTGGTCAGTGGAGTCCAGAAGATTCTCAAAGGGCTTCAGAACGCTCAAGAATTATTTCACCAGCTTTACAGCAGGCCGTTGAATCCAATGTTGCAGAACTGGAAGAAGCCACATTTGGTCGTGGCAAGTTCTTTGATATTGCCGATGATGTAGTTGATGCACAAAAGCAGGAAGCCTTGTTTTTACGAAATAAATTATCTGAAGACTTTGAAACCTGTAAGGTCCGTAAGGCAGTGGCGGAATGCCTGATCAACTCAGCCGTATTTGGTACGGGTGTTGGTGAGATAGTCCTAGAAGAAGTAAAGGAAATGGCTCCCGCTGCTGAACCCATTATGGGCGGTGATCTCCAAGCGGTGGGCGTCAACATTACTGACCGTGTAGTCGTAAAGCTCAAGCCGGTATTACCCCAAAACTTCCTAATAGACCCTGTAGCGACCTCAGTTGAGGATGCTTACGGTGTTGCGGTCGATGAGTTTGTCAGCCGCCATAGCGTTGAGATATTGCAAGAACAGGGCGTGTATCGTGAGGCGATGATTGAATCTGCTTCACCCGATACCGATTTGGAACCCGATCAAGACCTCACTATTTATAACGATGACAAGGTTCGGCTGACTAAATACTACGGCCTTGTCCCTAGGGATCTTCTGGAAAAAGAAGACGTTGAGGTAGAAGAAGACTCAATGTATGTCGAGGCAATCGTTGTAATTGCTAACGGTGGCGTACTGCTCAAGGCTGAAGCCAACCCCTACATGATGAATGACCGCCCTGTCGTAGCATTTCCTTGGGATGTAGTCCCTGGGCGATTCTGGGGTCGTGGGGTCTGTGAAAAGGGCTATAACAGCCAGAAGGCGTTGGATACAGAGCTTAGAGCAAGAATTGATGCCCTGAGTCTTACTATTCACCCAATGCTCGCTGTGGACGCTACAAGACTTCCCAGAGGGGCTAAACCGGAAGTACGCCCCGGC